CTTCCAAGAAGTCACTCGGTACTGCGGAATATTCGGTAGTGATCGATGCGGTAGCACGCGAAATCATCTGTCTAGTGCGCAGATTACGCTCGATCTGAGCCTCTGCCAGACTAATGAAGTCAGGGATAGCAGCAGTCAGGTCTGTGCGGTTAAGCCAGTCTCCGACCGATGTCTTCAGTTCAGCATAGGTTGTGAGCGCCATCTTCAGCCTTTTGTGCTTTCTCCAAGTCGCGCATCACCCAAGTGTGATCGTGCTTGAATTCAAATGTCCCGATATGTCCAATTTCCTTTGACAGATCATGGTCTATGTAGATTTTAAAGCCAGCAGCCTGTGCTTTACGGCAGAAGAAAACATCCTCTCCGATATACCCGCGCTTATCGGTACGCCAAGGAGTATCGAACCAAGGTTCACTCAAAGCCTCAAAGACCTTGCGCTTGATAAGCATCACGCCCATGCCGATAGAGCCGACTTCCTCAATCCCTGTGGACTCTGGCATTGTGTAGATGAGCACGCGCTCACCGTTCTCGTCATAGCGCTGGGCAGTTGGTCCAGTCGGCATTCTGCGCCTTGCACAGTTCGTTGCCACGACATCCAAGTCATGCGCTAAGAGTCTCTCAATCATGTCTTGCGGGAAGGTCATGTCTGAGTCAACAAACAAGATATGGGTACAACCCTCTGCCATTGCGTCTAGACACAGATCAGCACGCTGGGTCTGGATAAGTGTTCCTTGCATAATCTTCAAGGACACGGCATCAGTCGTGTTAATCGTGTGGTGCGCCACCATGTTGGTCATGCAAAAAGCATAATTTGCGTGAACCATGTCACGCGCTGGTGTGCAGACTGCAATGTAGTTTGGGGTCATAGTTGTCCTGATCTAGTTCTGAAATACTTGTTTTCTGGGTCATTTAGCCAACGCTTCATGTAGGCTTCGTCTTCTAGCTTGCCTTCAGCCTTGAGCTGGAAGTAGATAGACATCGGGATGCTGGCGACTCTGCTCCACTCGCCCCACCGAGCACGCTCATCAACCTGTGCGTACTCTTGCTTATTCTCTTCAATGATCGCAGTCACATCTTGCTGTGTGTGAATCGTTGCCTGATTCGTTTCATCGTTAAATTCAAATGTGCGCGTGATCCCCTGATCAGCGTCTGTACTAAATAGTCTTTTTTCAATCATGTAAAAAAAGGGTCTGAGTTTCCCCAGACCCTTCGTTAGTTCAATTAAGAAGTAACTAAGTCAGCAGCAATGCCGTGAGCATTCTCTGCCAATACTTTGTGACCCCACTCAACGATCAGCATACGCTTTTCAGCGTCGCCAGTCTTTGCCAACTCAACTTGTTGGTAAGGACGCAACATAGTGACTTTTGCGTAATCTGGATCGATCACGAATGCGTCACGCTCACGCTGGAAGCGGTTAGGAACGACTTGCACATTGCCGAAGTCAGACACATAAATGTCTGCTGCGCCAATGATGGTTGCAGGACGAGCACCGCCATCAATGTTGAAGCGTGAAGATGCGATACCAGAGAAGCCAGACACGCGCTGCTTGTTGACTGGACCAGTCATCAAGATTTTTGGTGTACCGCCAGAAGTCCAAACTTGTTGAATAACATTCTTCAAGATGGTCTCTGTAAAGGTACGCACATTGCCGTCACTACGAGCGCCAGTAGGCACAGTCGTGTAAGTGGGGTTAGCACCGTTGGTCTGCATATCGTAGTTAGTCTTGATAAAGGCTTGCAATGAAGCAGTACCGCGAGCTGTTGTGGTGTTACCAGCAGCAGCGACAGCACCGTTCAACATTGAAAACTCTTGATCACGCTTCAACTCAGCGCTACGCTTGGCAATTTGGTATGCCAATTCAGAGCGACGACCAGCCTTGTTGACGGTCTCTTCAGTTGCAGACAAGACGATAGTCTTACGGCTGATCTGTGCATAGTTTTGTAAACGCACAGTAGCAGTTACGCTATCGAAAGAAGTTACATCGTCGCCCTCTAACTGCTTGTTAGCAGCAGCAGAAGCCAATGTGTCGGTTTGCCACTCAAACAATGAATTGCTGATTGACTCGCGTCCGACATTACTCATGTAAGGAGTCTCTTCGGGAGCGATGTTAGTGATGATGTTGGATAAGTCCTCGCGGATACCCTTTGCATCAAAGGTTGTAAAGGTGTTGGTTACGATTGCCATTTGAGTGTCCTATTTCAAAAGAAGTTCTATTGCGGAGGCAGCGTCATTGACGCGACCTGACTTTGCAAGACGCTGTTTTGCGCGTGTACTTTCAGTTGTTGTGGAGACGCGACCTGCTGCACTAGGCTTGGCGGGGCGAGGACCGTTGTTGATCACAGGCTTGATCTGTCCACGCTTGGACATCATCTGGTCATAGAGTGCTGCTTTACGCAACGCAATGACAGCTCTGTGGTCATAGACATTCTTGAGTTCATCCTCACTAAATCCGATCTTCTGACCAAACTCAATAAGTAGAGCTTTTTCAGCCTTAGCCTTCTTGGAGTCTTTCCATTCGGGTACGGCTTGGATTAGGGCTTCTTGCTGTGTGGCAAGGTGAGCTTGCATCTCCTGTGCTCTTTGATGTGCTGTGAGTTGAGAAAGTCGCTGCTGCTCAGACTGAATAGCTGCGAGTTTGTCTTGCTTCTGGCGCATCACTTCTGACTGTCTCACCCACTCGATGGGGTCTTCGTTATAAAGACGATCCATATCGACAGGTGCTTCAGTTGACTCAAGTTGCTGTTTCAACGCTCCCAATAACTGGGCGTACTGTTCACGCTCGGCACGAATCGCACTAGCCTCTGCATCGACAGCCTTACGGGTCTCTGCAATTTGCTGTGTCTTTCGTGTGTAGTCCTGAGTTCGGGAATATCCTTTTTGAAGTTCGTCTAGCGTGACCTCGACCTCTTTGCCGTCAACTTTGACGGTGTAGACCTCGGTTGGCTGTTCTTCTTCTTCGGTTTCTTCACCTTCTTCAGACTGTTCCTCTGTCGTTTCGTCACTCAATTCGTCGTCTTGCACATCGAGTTCTTCATCGACAGAGACCGCGACTTCGGAGTTGTCCTCGGTCAAACGCGCCTTGTCAGTTTTCTGCTGTTCTCCGTCTAACGGCAACATCATCTGATCAAGAGCACTAGCTGCATCAGCTACGGTCATAGGTTGTGTTATTTCCATTTCCTACTTCCTTTACACCAACGATTTCTGTTCACGCTCAATTTGGCGCTGTGCGACTTTTCCGTTGTCCATGATTTTCGAGATCTCGGTTCGGAAGTTGTCAATCGCACGCAACATATGCCAAGCGTGTTCTCTCTTCGTGATGTCCTCTGGTTTCGTATCTTTCCAAAACCAGACGGCATCATTCTCCATTTTTAGTAAAGCAGTTGAGAAAGCCTCGTCAGCGATTAGCGACTCAGCCTTCTTACCTTTTCTTACATCTTCTTCTTGTTTGCTCACTTAGACCATTCCTTGTGGGTTGATGGGTTGCATTGGTGCTGGCTGGGCTTGCGCCATAGCTTGTTGCGCCAACGCGCCTTGCTCTCGAATAACCTCGCGGTTGACATTCTGCTCCGCCACAATTTGCGCGGTATTCAGTTGTGTGTTGTACTTTAACTCAAGTTCGAGTTGTTTAAGTAGTCTATCCTGACTCATTTGATCGCGTCTGAAGTCGTCGTCCATGATCATCTTTTGGCGCTGTAACTCAAGATCGGCAGCCTTTTTCTGTATATCTGCACGAATAGACTCGGCTTGCACCTGCGCTAAAACCTCTTCGGGGCTTGGTTTTGGCGGTGCTTGCGGAGGAGTCCATCCCTCTGGGATGTCCATGAAGTAACTCGATGCGTCCTTGAATCCAGAGAGTTCGACAATCTTCTTCAATGTATTGACATACATCTGTGGAGACACAACGGGATTATTAAGACCGTACTGGTTAAGGAGTGATTCTTGTTTACCAAGAATTTGCATTAGTTGCATCTGGCGCTCACTGCTGTCGCCATTGCCCAGTCCGATGTTGATGTTGACATCCATCGTGTTATCCCATGCGCGTGGATCGATCTGAACCCACTTGTTGCGCAGTCGGATCATGCGGGGTTTGTCTTGGTGAGTGGTAACCAAAAACAGGATTGTCTTAAACAGCTCCTTCATGCCTTCAGCCATGAGACGCGCAGTCAGCTCAATGCGTCCTTGGCTGGCGCTTACTGTGGCAGCCACGGCAGCCTTAGTGCTTGATTGCAACGCATCTGGGTTGAGACCCATAGATGCCTTGGACATTCCTGTGCGACCTTCCTTGATCTCGTCCAAGTAAGTGAGCACAGGAAAAGCATTCTGTCCGACGAATGGTGTCGCCAATGGCTGCACCATATTCGGAGCACGCGCACGAATGATTGCACCTGTCTCGTTATTTAAAATGTCGTCAATGTTGACCTGACCCTCAACGATCACGGTGCGGGGATGGATAGACTGCGCCAGAGAGTCGAGCGTATTGCGCATGACTTCTGACTTGATCTCCTGCAAGTCTCTAGTAATGTCGAAGATCGACATGGCTTCCAAAGGTGAGGTGTGGGGTTCTGGATCGCAAGGGAATTCAACAAATGGGATGTATGACGCTGGCAGGTTTCTAACCATCTTGTAGCCAGACCCCATGAAGCACATCTTCCTCAACTCAGGAATACCGTCGCCATCAAAGTCAACCTTTGCGTAGCCCTCGATGTACAAAACTCTTTGCATCATCGGGTTGGCGCTCTCGTTTAAGAACTGAGAGTTACTAAGTGGCTGGCGTGCGAGAGCCTCTTCGTTGTCGTACAAGTCGGACGATCCAACATAGTCCATCACCTCGTCTTCGTCGTACCCCATAGCAATCAACTCAGCCACAGTCGCCATCTTGCGGTGACCGATGAATGGTGCGTCCTTGAACGACATCGCTTGGCGTGACAGCAGCAATTCTTCTGGCGGTAAACATGCCACATGGACGCGCTTGTCAACAATCTTCCTCTTAACCTGCACATCGTGCATCATGGCTGGGGGTAACGGCTGACCAGTCATCGGGTCAATCTGCATCGCGCCCTGCATACTCTCGTCTGGGTAACTCGCAACGATCTGCACATCTGCCTCGCCCTCTTGCATGAGAATCTGCAAGGTCTGGTCATCTAGACCAGAATATTCCTCAATTCGTACTGACTCGGTGTCCTCGATATAGCACTTGACAATTCCACATTTGCGCACAAGAGCGTCTTTAAATGTGGCGTATGTCACCATAAAACCGTTGTTGTCGTTGTTAAAAACATAGTTGCAGTAGTCGGTAGCTTGCTGGGCGCTTTGCACATCCTCTGGACCACGCGGGACAAACTCGACTGTGTTCTCGCTGCTAAAAAACACCTTCATCAAAGACGGCAACATGGCAGACACGGTGTCGCGCACTTCCATCGCCACAACTTGCGAGCGTCCTTCTTCCTCGTTACCGAAGGGGTCTCCTCGATAGTATTCAGTACCGCGAGCGCGAATAGGACTCAAATCAGAGTCGATATAACTCACAGCGTCTGTGATCTCTTGACCCATCATGGCTTCTAAATCCATGTCTGTCATGGGCATAAGTGTCGGGTCAACCTGTGACGCGATGTCTGTGCTCAATCCCAGCTCGTTGGTAATGTTCATTTTGTACCCTTAGTCAATACGACAAACATGGAGTCCACAGCTCGCGGAGTCCTCAGTAATTCTTCTTCTGTCAATTTTAGGTCTTGTGCGATGGGATTTAACCTAAATTCCAAGTGCGTCATGTAAAACCGATCTTCCCACCCAAGATACCAATGCCAGTCGGTGTAATAAAGCCACGACTTTTCGTTGAATGCTCTGAGGTGCGTCGGGTCTTGCCACGCGCCATAGCTCAGGTCATACGGCACATGGATGCGCATCTCGCCACCAGCTTTCAATAACTTCTTACAGCTCGTCATTGCACCCACCAGATCGGGCAGGTGCTCAAGTACATCATTCGCAAGGATTGCGTCAAACATCTCTGGCTGCACCTCGAAGTCACCGAGCCGTGTGGAGATCGCGTCGCCCCAAGGCACATTGCAGATGTCGAGTAACCAGTCGTGCTTGACGCGCAGTTGTATATCTGCGTTGATGCAGTCCTCTCGAAAATCCTTGCCAGAGCCTAAATTAAGTACCAAAGAATCGTTGTGCATACTGAGGACGGTGCTCCTTGACCCAAGGCACAGACGCTGCAACTAATTGCTTTGAGTCGTCGCCCGTAGTCTGGCTGCCGACATGATGGACATAGGCGCTAGAGACAAAGTGCTCGTAGCCCTGATTGCTAAGGTCTGCGCAGCTCACATCGTCAGAAAACCAGTTGATTGGGGGGAATCTGCCGTGATGCCATGCGTCTCTGCTTATGTACGCAAAGATCGGTGCGATGGCGCTGGCGTGACGAATGAACTGCTCAGACTTGAATCTGCACATCTCTAGGTGATCGCCATCGGGGTTGTAGCGAATGTTCTGCGCAGGTCTTACATAG